GCTCATTTTGAGTCCTTTGAGTAGTTAGGGGCGGGAGCAGGATCGCGCCCCCAGCTACTATCACAACAATATTCCGTTGTGAATCTTCTACGGTCCCTGAGTTCCCCACACACCCTGCCACCGTGGGCACCAAGCAGCAACACGCATACGAGTCTTCTGCTTGATAGCGTCAGTGTCGAAATCATCGTCAAAATCCGTTGTAGGAGCTTCACGATTGATTACTTGCAGCGCATGATCTGCCTTTTCTGCAATCAAGAACCAGGCAGACGGCGAATTAAGCCAAGGAACTTCAAGGTTCTTGTAATCCTCAGGCAGCAGGGAATTGATAGTATTATCCCCTGTACCAGGCTTGCCCGGAGAACCTAGAATCTCTCGAACCAAGAACCGAAGTTCAGGAGGAGTAATAAGATGCGCCCACTTGAGCCTGATCGGGAATCCCATATTATCCACCATACGGGAAGCGTGGTTAGTAGCAAGTTGAAGTCCCGCTACTGAAAAATCCACATCTACAGAAGGCCGGTTAGGATAAGTTCCCGGCGCAGAGATAACGCCGGCCAAACCTGGACCAATTGCTGTAGCCTGCGCACCGCCGAGCAGAGCGTGAGCGTTGTAAAAGAGGGGATTGCCGTCGAATGTAGTAACTGAGGACGTAAATCCTTGGTTAAACACATTCCATGCAATCATCTCTTTAGTGAATGCCGCAGACCGTGCTAACAAGGTCGGACCCTTTTTCCCAACAAGTCCGTACTTGTCATCGTCATACAGTTCCTTGGAAGTTCTGATTCCAAGAGAGTATGTCAGAGGCTCGACTCTCTTAGAAGCTCCCTGCTTCATTTCTGTATAAGAGGTTGAGTTATTCTCACCCTTCTCGAGCATTATAGAGATGCCTGCCATCTCAAGCTCTTGCTCATATTCAGAGTCAGATTCCACTTCATGAAACACTTTAGGATAATCTGACGACTTGAGTTGACTGTCAAGGCAATCGAAGTAGATCTTCTTCAGCCCTGGCTGCATCAACTGTGCAAATTTTGCCCTTACTTGAGGCATAGAATCTCCTTCGACTAGGCTACTTGAATCGCCGCGGTTAGAAAGACAAAGTTGACAAGAGAGTTGAGTCCCGGTCCCATTGGAAGACCAACAACCTGCACGCAAGCAGAAACGCCAGTTTTACCGCCGTCAACGTACCAATAACCGTTAGCATCTTTGGTCAACCCAAGAACGGCACCAACAGTTGCTTGCGTGGTAGTCCAGTTAGCAGTCACCGTACCAGTGGAGTTGTCGTACAGAGCTTGGAAAATAGTATCCTGATTCGGCTCCATATACAAAGTACGGCCATCTGAAACTGGAGTACCCAAAGCGATATTCACACCCAGAGGCTGATTAACCACACTACCCCAGGTTTGAACTGCTATGTTTCCTGTCACACCACCAAACGGTGCTGCAGGAGCCCCTGCACCTCCAATACCAAGATTAAGGCCGAAGGATTCTGAAATTCCAAGAATTCCGGCCGTTACGGTAATACCATCCCAAGCCTGTACGAGTCCTGAGCCATTCAACTGCACAGGAGTTCCTGACAAGAAGCTTTGTCCCGCTGCTTCGGGCTGAGTGCTGGTATACGGCGTAGTACCCGCCTTCTCCAGCACTTGTAGAATCGGCAGATGTGTAGTAAGATTTGCCGCTGCCATACACTCTCCTCATTTGCTGTTAGGGCGATGCCTGCTACACCGCGGGGTTTTTAGGTTAAGCTGCTGGATCGTAGAATGAACCCACTTCTGGGTGCATGGGAACTTCCTGAAGATCAAAAGTACCTGAGACCCTTGACGCCGGCGGTCTACGATTGTTTCCAAGTTGACGATGTGAAAGTTCTAATCCCGCACGGCGCTTACCGTAGAGGATACGCTTGTGAACACGTAAAGCAACAACATCCACATAGCAGTAGTGCCTATCCGAATCGAACACCAAAGGAAGTTTGAAGTTGGGATGTACGTGTTCTGCTAACAGAAACTCGTACCCTTCCGCCATGAGTTGTCCAATCCTTCTCTGATCCCTTGAGGCCCAAACAACCTCGTATTCAGGATCTTTCAACTTGACATTCATATAATCAGGCACTTCATGCTCGATTGTAGGAATATAAGTCGAAACTTTATACGCATCTTGCTCAGTCATGGTAGCCCAGTTCGGTTCTTTTGGCTGCGCTGCTTCAATGCGGTCTTGCTTTCCTTTGGCGAGAACACGCTTGATAGCCTCTTCAAGCGCCGCCGCAGAAACAGTAGAACCATTTAACGCCGCTGCTACGTCTTTGTGATTGATCTCAGGCATAACCGATTCCTTCCTTATCTAAGATTTCAGCGTAAGCCTTCGGTGTAAACCCAAGATGCTTGGCAGCACGCTTAACGCCCTCGTCCATCTCCAACACGGCAAGCCGATTCTTGCTGTCATCTGTCGCAGAAGTGTTACCAGCAGAACCTGTACTTGTTCCACGGCTACCTTCTGAACTAGCAAAACGATTTTTGAGTTTGCCTTCCACAAGTTCTGGTGTGTGCTTGCCCAATATCGTATGATAACAGTTCTCAACATTCTGCGGGCTGTTTCTGAAAGTCGCCGGTTGATTCTCAAGAAGCGCGTCAACTTCCTTCTTAATATCGCCAGAGTAGTAAGGATACTTCTCAGCATCCTCAAAGACTTCACGCTTAATCCGATCTGCACGAAGCAGCAACACTTCGTTTGTAACCGGTTGATTAGCAAGAGCAACAGCTTCTCTGGTTCTACCTTCGAGCATAAGAGCTTCTATACGCTCCTCAAGCTCAGTCTGAGACTCAGTAGAAGTCTTTGTCGCTGCTGCACGAGTAGCCGCCGTATCCTTAGCTGTCTGTGTTTCCACAAACTTGTTAATTCCTGCAAGTGATTCCAGAATCTGTGTCACCTTAGGAGTAAGATCAGCCGCCGCGTTAGCACCAGCTTCAATCTTAGTTGTCAACTCGTCAGGAAGAGTGAACTCCTCAGCTCCGTCATCCTTAACCTTTTTTTGCCATGTAAATAGCGCCATCAGACCTCACCTCCTTCTTGAGAGTGGTGCATCCTTAGTGTTTGAGATTCTCGATGTTTCAGTTGTTCTTCGAGAGTCCTCAATCTCCGAGGTAGCTCAAGAAGTATCTCAGTCACCCTTAACTGCGTGCTAACTCTTGCTGAGAGCGCTTTCACAGTATCAGCGCTTTCCTTAGTCGTATCATACCTCGCCCAAGAAAGCGCCTCCTCTTTAAGACTACTCAACAACCCCATCACCGGCTGGAACTCCTCCTTGAGCCATAGCTCCTGAAGGGCCACTCGGTATGGAATTAGATCCTCGATTTTGTTGATTTCCATTTCCTGCTCCTGCTTGCTGCTGCATTGCGGTTTCGATAATCTTTGATACGTCAGGTAACAACGCATCTGGATTATCACGATTAAAGTTACGCGCCAAGGTCATAGCTGATACTCTTGTCGCAAGAAGCATTTCCAAGTAATACTGTTTCAAGTCTGGTGGAATTCCCGGAGCATTGATTGCTTGAATAATCTGAGCTTGTGACTGGTAGTAACGATCAAACCTGTCTGAAATAAGAATGTCGTTTTGTTTCTCAAGCTCTTTGTTAGCAGAGGCCGAAGCTGGACGAAGACGAAGTCCTAGCGTACCATCACGATAAAGATCAAGCGCCTTTTTTAATTTCTCAGCGTCACTGCCGTATTTCTTTAATTTTTCTCCGATGCCGTAGTTTGAGTACATCGTAAGAAACTTACAGCCTAGCTTTACATGTGCAGAACGCATATCTCCAGTGCGAAGATTGTTTCTATTATTCTGCTGCGCCATAACCATAGAAGTCCCAGCAGCACTGTAGATACCGCGCTTTTGATTTACAATCCCACCGCCTGTGCCACCAGAAGCCGGGTCAACACCAGTACGCTCTTTGGCTATCGCCATGTGAAACTGATCTGGACCATCACTGTAACCCATATCAGCACCGGCCTTGATATGCTCAATCTCATCCTTACGACCCGGCAACACAACACCAGGAAACACATCTAGCATAGAACCAAGCTTAGACTCAGGATCAGCGCGCCATACACCCAGCATTGCCATGTTACGATTGTTTGTACGCCAGTTGTTGTTGTTTGACAACCCCGTCTGAATCATATGAATCATCTCAGCAAAACCTGTACCAAGATAAGACTCATCATCATAGGCTAGTTTCATGTCCTGATATGGAAGCATGTTTTTGGGATAGTTATTAAAAGCTACCCATAGAATCTTCTCAGAATTCTTGTGATACTTTGCCTGGAAAGAATACTCCTTGCCGCTAATATAATATGTGAAGAACACTGTGTAAATATACCACCGTGCTGCACCAGTATCTACACCAGAGGAATCAATCGAAAACTGCTCATTGATCTCCCGTTCCATCTCTGTTTCTTGGACAGCGTCTGGAGAACTCAATAATTTCTCAATATCTGACTGCTTGTAGTAAGGACTCTTTGCTTTAAGATCCTGTACTGCCCACATATCAAGTGAATCGATATGTCCAAAGAGCTTCATATTCTCAAGCTTTGGCACTGATGGATCAAAGATAAACCTATTAAGTGGTAACAGCTCAGGATGAGGACCATCACGCTTAGTGAAAATACGATCTTCTGAGACTACAGGTCCATCTTCTGCTGAAGTTCCACCAGATTTATATTCGCGCATTACCTGCGTCTCGTACTCATAAGGCGTATAGATGATCCCTGTACCATACTTGATCGCGCTGTGGAAGGCGCTCTGTTCTACTCTGTACAAATCAAGCTCATCTGGCGCATAGGCCATGTCCATTAGAAAGTTTTGAATAACCTGTTTCAGCTCTTCCCCATCTTTCTTCGGCAATCCTCCACTCATTGTCGCTGCCCAAAGCGGGTCGTACATGTAAATACCACCCATAATGCGAGCAAGAAGTTCGTCTGAAGCAGTACCAATAATAGGAATCACCAAGTTCGCTGCGCCGGGCCAAGGCCAGTCTGCTTCTTTATTCTTCGGGCGAGCCTTGTACAACCGTACATATTCTGGTAGTTTCTCGGTTCTAAAAGTCTGCAAGCGCCGATCAAGATGTGCAATCTTATCCTTAACAAAACTACAGATCTCATTAAAGTTATCTTCTCCAATGAGCTTCGGCGTTACTTCAGTAGGCGGCTGATATGGCATCAGAGAATTCCTGTGTTCGCTGTGTTTGAAGCGTTGACTGGCTTGGACACTGTGTCAATCTGACCAGTAGAATTCTGTATCGTAAGTACTGGCATAGGCATCATAGAACTAAAACTTTTAAAATCTGCTGTCAGCAAACTCAGAAACTTGTAGACAAAGGTGTAAATCACGCTACCATTTGGTACAGGTAAAGCCTGTACCAAAGCCGAGACGACAGAGTTTACAACATAGAACAAAAGAACCAACTGTAAAGGCACTGGAATGCTCATCTTACACGCTCCTACTCAGGATAACTTTTACTCGCCGCAGCATTGTACCCATCGCGCCAAGCCTGAAGTTTTGCTACTTCAACTTCACCAGCGCTCAAGCGTACAAACACACTTCCAAGATCCTCGTCATGTTTTACTAGATGTTTATCATGATCGTTGATCTTCCCGTATAACATGCCAGCAATAAAAATCGCTGTGACAAGACTTACAACTGTTGGTCCCCAGGCTGCCCAGTCCATAAATCGTTCTCCTTAAGACATTGCTGCCGTCATGCGTTTTACAAACTGTGCGCGTTGCTTGAGCATAAAACCATCAACACGCTCCTGAGAAACTTTGTCGAACTTCCAGATCTGTGGACCGTAGGATAAAACATCGAGCAAGTCGATCAGACCCTTGCGCTGTCCGTACTGTTCCACTTCTTCTTTGAACTCTGTGCAGTTATTCGCATCTAACCAGAGTTCATGGCGCTCCACGAGAGGAATAAAATTCTCAATTCGCTCGGCTTTAGCATTAGCGTTTTGAGGAGTTTTAAGTGGAAGAAATTGAATACCGATAAGTTCTGGATGTGTGTTTTTATGCTCTTCGACAAAGTAATTCAAGTGGTAAATCAAATACTTTTGCGCTGCTACGGCTTCAACGTAGACAACACGAAGCTTCCATTTTATAGCAAGAAAGAAAATCTGCTTGACAAAATCATCTATAGAACAAGCCTTTGCCCATTGATCGAGAAGATACACTCTACGTGGATCACGCTCTACACCGGTCACCGCAATAGCGTGCCGGCACCGTCCATCTTTGCCAACTTCTTGACCTAAATGTGAACCACCATGATTCGGATCTACTGTCATGTACCGATCAAGATTTCGTGGAAAGACATCTTTTTCTACATCGCCGGCTGCTATATGATGACGAATGACAATACGATACTGCTGAGGATGTGAGGTCTCGAAATACCTGCTAAGAGTCGGAGACTCCTTCGGAATCGCCAGCGCGCCAGTAACTTTTTCAAAATTGAAGTACCGAAAATCCGCCATGTTAAACTTAGCCTTAGACGGATCGATAGGATAGTTAAGAAACTGGCAAGAAAAATGGTACGAACCTAAACGCTTCTTCCATCGCAGTAGCTTCTCACGTGTAAAGGCTTCTGGAAATATCGGAATCCCAAAAGGGTGGAGACTGCAACATCCACCAAGAGCAGAGTGAGTGGTCCAACTAAAGTACGGCTCTTCTTTCCGAATGTGTGAGTTAAGATCATCATGTGACCATCTGTTTCCTACTACAATCTCATCGAAATCTCTTCCAGGATTATTCGGATCTGAGTCAGTTGCTCCGACAAGAATCTGGTGGTAGTCGATTGTATCTGCCATGACGACTGAGCTTTTACGGGCTTCACGTCCAACAAGGTCATCTTCGACAACCACATTATAATGTCGGCTCTGTAGCGCCGCTCCGACTCCGATAAGATCGAAAGTACCTTCTCCTTGTCCTCGACCACTCGCAGTACGACGCTGGTGCAAACTCTCATTTGTCCATGTCTCCTTTGATGTAGGCATTATCTCAGGAAAAAGATGATTAAAAAACGAGTTGTTTTCATAGTGGTTCGAGATTCTACTGCCTAATTTAATTGCGTTGGTGATGGTCTCACTGACCAGCAGGATGCGTATATCTTGACTGTGCGTACGACGCATCCACTCAATATAGAGATCAGAATAACCAACACTTGTGAAGAAATCCTCTTCTCGTTTGCCAAAAGGCAAAGCGCGCCAAATAGGGAAACACTCGCTATAGACTGTAGATTTGAAGTGATCTCTGGGAATCTCAATGCCTTCTTTAAGGCCGTCTTTCATTACTGTAAGGCACATCTGATAATGTAAGTTTGAGGCTTTGTTAGAATCTTTGGAAAAGCGATCCTTACCCATTACAACAGTGCTGAAGTAGTATAAGTCCATGTAAGAATTAGCGCGGTAAACCTGCTTCTTTTCCGCCGGCGTTTTGCATAAATCTGTAGGAATGAGATTATAGCCTAACACTGTAGAACGAGGTACGAAAGTATCCCCAGTCTCTCCTACTTCGAGAACTCGGAGTACATCTCGTACCTTCTGTTCTATCTCACGCTGGCTCAACCTATGCTCCTATGCTACAACTGAATAAACTGGTTTTTCGACGCTCACTCTAATAGGAGTGAGCGATTTGTTAAACGTCAAGAGAGTCACATAAAAATCAGCGCCAAAAAGTATCGCCAATCTTGCTCTCCAACTCAACTTCCAGCAAGTAACAACTTCTCCATCTGGAGTCTTACTTGCTGGAAGAGGAATATACTCAGGTTGATCCTTCGCATAAATCACCGATTCCAGTAATTCAATCTTAGGATCGACTGGCGTAAGCATTTTCATTTCTTCTCCTGGAGATGAGTTTAACTTCCGACGGCGCTTCACGCCACAGGTGGCGCCACAGTGGTTGCAATGATCTCTGCTACCTCTTCAGCCAGACCATTGATGATCGTGACAGCAGGAATGAACAAAGGCTTCTTCAAGCATTGAATCTGAAGTGTCTTTGTCACAGGATCGTAGTGATAGGTGAAGACAAACGAGCCATGAGTTACTTTCACAAGCTCATTCGCTGTTGCAGCAACATCCTGACCAGTGTCTGCTTTAATCTTAGCAACCAAAGCATCAAACATTGGCTCAGTGAAGTTGATAAAAGTTTGAACCTGAAGAGCCATGTGTTTCTCCTTAAAGCAGCAAGCTAGTTGAAACTTTGGCTTTGACAGAAGACGCCGTTGTAGTTCCAGAGTTTGCTCCGAGAGCATTCAAGAAAGCTACTAATGCATTGTTTGCATTCTGCAACTCGATACCCGTGGGAACTGGAAGTCCCTGCGCCGTGGCGAAAGCGATAATCTGTGGCGCTACGGTATTAAGCACCATAGCAGATTTCTGCGCCCCACCTGTAGCGTTAGCTGAGGCTGCCGTAGCAAGAGCTTGAGCCTTGAAAATCTCTTGCAGCCATGTATTCGTGAGGTTGATAACTCCATCAAGAGCAGGGTCTGCAATTTCTACAATACCCTCTCCTGCACTTAGAATAGCCTGTCCTTTAGGAGAAAAAAGCCATTCAAAGACTTTCTTTTCATCGTTACCTAGTGTGCTAAGCCAACTCATTTGCTGCTCCTTATGGAATGTTAGTTGTCATACGCTCTGCCCAATACATCCACTCGAAGCAGAGATTACAAGGGTTGAGTCTCATAGTGACATCACTTTCGTACCGTAGGTGTCCCAATCTACACCAAGCTCGTCAGAAAGTTGGCGCTCGATTTTAGTAGCAAACAGATGCTCTTTCTGATAAGGCGCATCTGGAGAATCTCCAGGTTCATCCTCATTTCCTTCTGGGCGCAGTTTTTCAAAAGCTATGTCAAAAGCGCTTATAGCCTCTTCCTTGATTTCACGCTTACGACAGAGATGAGCTTCTATGAGTTCGTGTATAAAGACTAGAAACTCATAGTCAGCATTATCCATACGAGAGACTCTCACTTCCATCAAGTGACCATCCTCGCCTTTTGGATACCAGTAGTCTCCTACCGTTTCGTAGCGATGCTCTTCTTGATGAATTACCTTGTAGTGTAACTCTCTGATTGAAGATAGTTCAGTCATACTAGTTCACCTTTCCATTTGTAGGCAGCGACTCTAGCAACGCTGCATCAAGTTCAAGTTGCGCCAATGCTACTTCTTGATCGACGGCGCTGAGAGTATGTGAGTTCGAGAACTCCTTATTCGCCAGTACCGCAGCAAAAGTATGCTCTCCATGTGTCGGCGGCGCTGCGCTACGAATAGCATTGATAATGCTTCGCGACGCTTCATCTGCCTTCTCAAAATCAAACATATCTACAGGTTTGATTTCGGTCTTAGATATTTTGGCGAACTGACCTTCACGATCAAGGATGTCTTGAGCCAAAGCAACTTTATGCTTGCGCTCTGCCAGAGTGGTTCCTTGTGACTGAATCTCATTCGCCAAAACTTGCAGCGCCGCAGGAAGCATCTGAGTGAGCATCTCGCGGCGCTGGGATTTAATCATGTCTAGGTTAGAATCCATGTCTACAATAATGCCGTGGGTGATCTTAATACGAGCATTGAGGTAGTCTGGAGATTTCTTAATATAACGTAAGCGAGGTACCGACACACAGAGCATCGAAGCTATCGCACCTTCGCCAAAGCCAGCAGCCTCTAAACGTACAATCTTCTCAAGGCGCTGTAGCTTTTTGAAGGCGTTTTTTGGCGCTGGTTTAGAACCGAGTCGCCCACTCTTTGGATTGAGTGAGCCGCCATAGTGAAGGTGTCCGAAATTTGCTGAGGATGCCATTAAAGATCATTCCTTTGCAGACCTTTGCGCGGCGCTGTGAGATTGTAAAGCTCAAAATGTGTACGCAGCGCACGTCGCAGAGGACTAAGATCACCATTCCACTGACGCTCAGTTTCAGCTATTGCCTCACGCAATGATGGTACAGTGGTTGAGTTTTCTACTGCCTGCGCATTTTGATGCTTCGGGTCCATGCTTTGAGTCTAACACCTCTACGGTGCCGGCGTCAAGTGTATGCAGGGTATTTCGCGGCCAAAATATACACTCGCGCACATTCTTAAAGCCGCATACACGCATATGCCGCCATCGCTACGTGTGCTTACTCTGTGTTCACACTCATACAGCAGCTTCCACTCATACAGCAGCTTCTACATGTACTACATATCCTACATGTACCATATGTATTTTAATCGTAGTAGAATCTGTAGATTGAGAATTTTATAAAAATTTAGTAGGAGCTTCCCCCCCATCTCTATGCGCGAGAAGAATTTTTTGAGGCGGATGTGTATTATTACATATTTGACAGCAGACAGAGTAGACAGAGTAGAAGCAGCATAAGTGTATGTCTGGTGTTTACTAAAGAGTAAACACTACAGGTAGTATGAAAATAAATCTAGTAAAGTATCACATAGTGATATGAATGGCTTGACTCCATGAGTGAATAGGTCTAGTCTAAGAGAGTGGAAGGAATCCAGAGTACAGGAATTCCAATTCATAGGCTTAGGCCACTGTACCATTAGGCTATACTTTGACAACCGAAAGACAAGCACAGTAGAGGCGAATACGTGTAACGCGTATGTGTGGTGACACTCGGCACTCTGAGATTGTGCGCACAGTGTAGTATGCTGTGCTTAGGTCATGTACAATCAATGAGCGTAGACGCAGTGAAGTATGCAATACGCTGTTAACACGCCGCATCATTGTTACGACTCGCAAGCGGTAGAGAGTGACCTAAGCACAGCGTATTAACGCTGTACAGGAGAATACAAACATGAGCAACACAATAGAGCAAAATGCTCAAGAGTTGAAGTCCATCAAGGTTGTGGACTCCAGTGTGACGGCAAAGAACGGCGCCGTTGTATTTAATCCGATGTCGGTGTTGAATGAGAGACAGCGTATCGCCCTCGCTGCAAAGTGGGGCGCGCTTAAGCAAGCGGAACGTGACGCATATATCGAATATTCTTCGACTGGCGTCACTGACAGCGCAACGCTGTATGTTATCGCTTCCATTCTGACTGAAGCGAATAACAAGATTTTCAGCGACTCGCGCGGCGAGTATTTGGGAATCATGCAACAGTGGTATCAGTCATTGACCAGCTCGGAGGCTTCAATCAAGAACTACGGTGAAGCCGAGTTACAGAAGTTGGCCGATAAGACCACCGGGGCGCAGCAACTTACATTGTTGAGCGCACTCAAGGCAAAGTTACTGGCGAATCGTACATTCCTGCCAGAACCGGTAGAAAAAAGTTTCCGCGCACTGTGCCGGAATTTCGGCTTTGATCTCAACATGGTCAAATGACAGCAAACTCCGACAAGAACAAGCACAAAGAGAATATCCTTTGTGCTTGTTCTGTAGTGCATGAGCTTACTCTCTCTCTGCACACTCTGTTCTCTCTCTCGTACTACAATGTATGGGGGGTATTCCGGTACCTCCTGTAAAGCGATGATTCGATTGACTTTAACCTCTTACCCTATAGATGCGTCGGAAAAAATGACAAGCGATGAGGGCGCGAAATAGGGCCGAAAGCGATCTTGCACAAATTCGTTTAAGAGAAATTGTTTTCAGAAGATGTTTCTTTTCTAGTATAAGTAAATAAAAAATATATTAAAAACCATATATATGAAGAACAGAAAGAACTTTAGCACAGAGAAGAAAAAGCTAGTAAAACTCTTTCTCTCCAAGTGTGAAATGCGAAGGCGGCGACGCCACGGTATGAGCGGGCGCATCGCGTGTCAAAAATTCCGACGTATGCATAGGGGTGGAGGTTAAACCCCGTCGAATGAGCGACATAGAGGGGGTAGTCGATGACCCCACTTCCATCTTAATACCTTGACAACGTACTCTCTAAGGTGTATGATAGAAAGAGTTGGAAAGGGGTAAGTTTAGATGGTAGATAGAACACAGTTTTCAGAGTTTCAGGAGTATGTACAAGCGTTGTTATTGTACAAGCAAGTCAAGAGTGCTTATCCAAAGTTCTTAGAGCGTTTTGGACACTGGCGAACGTCTAAGAATCCTCTTGAGCGTGCAAAGTTTTATGACGAAAAAGAAAAAAACTCGCAGGTATGTAAGGATTATTACGCTGTGAAAAAGCGTTACAAAGAAACCATTGCACGCGCTGAGCTTGAGGCGAGGGGTTATAATCTCTCTGCTACAGCTCTTGCTGAGATTGCCGCTATTGAGATACCTGTGTCAATGCAGGATATTATCAACAGCGGGAAGAGTGTGGCGAAAGAAGCTACGCATTTACTTAATCCTGAGGTCAGGAGAACTCTCAGAGAAATTGCTATTCGTGATGGTTTAGAGATTAAACCTGAGTGGATAGAGACTGAGGAAGAAATCGCACAGGCGTCAGAGAGCGAGTACAGCTCTAATCTTGACTCAGCTTCAGATGTTGAAGCTGAGTCTGAGTTTGACAACGGATTTGACAAGCTGTAGGCACATGCGTACATGCGTACATGTGCCCCCTAAAGGAGCTATCCAAATGAATAACATTGTAATCTTTGCTCTAGGAGGATTGGGTGCTACTACACTCATTCTCGGTTTGCTTATATGGAATTATGAGCAAGCGCAAAGAAAGGCGGCTCAAGAACGTGCCGAGAATCGTGAACTTATCAGACGAATCGAAGCTGGAAAAGAACTTTATGAAAACTCTCACAGCAATGAGTGGAAGTAAAGAAGAGTATAACCGACAGCAGATCGAATAGCACGGCAACACAAGACCACACAGGAGTAGATTACTGGCAGACCTTGCTCTGCCGTAGCCGCATGAGATGAAACTAACTCTCTTCATGGACAAGGTAATAACCTTACATGGTGCGGCTATGGGAGCGCAAGTTCCAAGGAGAAAACAAAATGGCAAAGTTTTTGTACAAACTTACTGATGAGCTTTGTGACACTAAAAACAATACTCATTGGAGTGAAGGCGTTAAGCATGAGATTGCAAAAGAGCTGAGAGATAGCACTAAACCTCTATGCTCAAAGCATTATCTTTATGCTTACGAAAACCCACTTGTAGCCGTGTTTATGAATCCTATCCATGAAAACTATGCTAACCCCATCCTGTGGCAAGCTACAGGATTGGTACAAAAAAGAGACGATCAGTTTAGATGCGGCTGTT